AATTCTTCCTCACCATAAGCCCGGAACGTATCAATGCCACCAAGAGAGTTTGTAAAAAGAACCCATTGCTCATTTTCCGATTTCGCATTATCCGCTACATATCGCTGCACGTAAGATAGTACATTCCCTGATGCATCCTCATACCATACATCATAAAATGCTGGCAATTTCCCAAACATTCCATATACTATTCCGTACTGAAGTGGAACCGTTATTGCAGTTCCGGCATCCATTGACGCGATCGTTTTTGTTTCTGAAGTAGCATCCTGATAGGTTGCTTTAATTTGCAACTTGCCAGGGACCACGGCATAATATGTAAGATACTCAGGTGTATAATACGTGACTCTCTTTACCGTCGGTTGCCAAGTCAGAAAGTTGTATTTCAGAAACTCGGAAGGTGTGTCTCCTAATTGGTTGACGCCACATCGGATCGCAACGAAAGTAATATCTGTAGAGCCATCAGAATCAGTTAATGTCGCAGTAAAAGCTCCAAAAATACTATACTGCAGATAGTACGAGGCAGCCTCTTTCAATGTGAAACTAAGTTGATTATTGAGGATATCGCCTATTTTTATCGTCACGGATCCGGACGTTCCCGGATTGAAACTTTGAGATAATATCTGCTCACCACCTTTTTTCAACACAAAGGTTAATTCCTTTGTTGTCGCGACGACGATGGGATTGATATTCCCTGTGAGTGACAAGATATCCGGTTTGTTAACGACATTCATATCTTTGTTTTTTATACAAAAATAAAATGGTCGAATCCCCTCACAAAGGACAAACTATCCCTTTACGACTTCCCACCAGAAGTTGTGTCGTTGATAACTCTTAGGATCTGACATTAGTGACACAGTGACGTAGAATTGTTCAAAGTAATGTACCCCTGGAGTATATTTCGAGGTGGCCGCAGGGGGATATATCGTTTTTATTTTTGTGGCTTTATTATTTAGATAATCACTTTCTGTTGTTTCAGTAATGTCGCTTTTTGTTGTCCAGGAATACCCAGGTTCATCAACAGCTATAATTTCGTCATAAGTTTTAGCCATTACAGTTGGAGTGTGATTCTTGGTCGTATAAAATTGACTTTCAACAGGAGATTCTTTGCCTCCAATATTAAACTTTAAAGTGTCAATAAATAATTTTTGTCCATGGTAAAGGAGTAATTTATGGGCTTTAATATTCATCTTCAATACTGCCGGTAGCAACAGACTTACTTTAACTGTATGCTTGGAGTTACGTATAAAATTATCAAAGACACGATAGAACTTTTCAAATATACCATCCGGGCCATTGTAATATAATGTATAGTCGAACAATTTTGTGCTATGGTAATAATTGGCACATAAGCCAAGAGGATAATTATCTATATTATGATAAAATGCCAACATCGGTTTTTGATCAGATGATCCTGAAGAAGATGATTCGGATGATGAAGAATCTGCATTTGACAATACTGAATTGAGTGCCTGACTTTCTCCTATGTATATCGCGGAGTAGAAAGGATACCCATTTGGTGACACTTTCGTTATTGGTGATTTGTCCGGGACCGAGATTTCGTATTCTTTAAAGTTAGAATCCTGATAATACCCCTCGTTACATTCCATCGTTTTGTCGCTGATTCCAAACAATCCGTACCGATACCAGCTCGAATCGTTTGGATCTATGGTGCTATGGGGAAATTTTGATTCAAGTACTGAAAGGGATGAGATGTCCGAAACACTGGAACTATCCGTCACCTTATCTTCACTACTTATTTTTACGGACATATATTTTTCCGGGAAAGTAATTTCGGGTTCCGACGTAGCATATGGGGTGATATCTATTCCTGAATCTGTAGCCATTATATCATTAAAGAGTTCGATATCCATCGTCTTTGATACTTCATCCGGGATAAATTCACAGCAGAATTTCTTTCGAAATAAATCGAGTATCACGGATATTTTACAATTAGGCACGAGGTCGGCAATTCGAATGTCTCCATTGACCAAGGAATCCATCGTATTATTAACAAATACCATATTTGTAAATGGCAAAGTTTTTGTGAAAAAGTTATCTTTCAGGGTATAGCCCAGGTAAGCGAATATTCGCTGCAATAGATAATTAGCACGAATAAAGGGAGTGATGTAATAACCAGGGCCAAGTGCTACTGTGTCATCACCAACTTTTTCAGTTCTACTTTTTGCATTGTAAAAATCCGAATTGTCAGAGGGTGCGTCAACGAAGATATCATTACTAAAGTAACCCCATCGGTTGAGAAACTTATATCCTTTGCTTTGAAAATAATTGATGCGTCTAGTGAAGTTAGTGCCTTCTATTTCATTGTAATCGACGAGTACCGGAAAGATAGCGTAGTTTGGATTGTTACCATTGATGAGTGTCCGGCAGAAAGCGAGGCCTTCTTCTACGGTAGTTACTCCTGGTATCGATTCGGTGCCAAAGATATCTTTCAGATTAAGATCGGACAGTTTGGTATAGAAAGATCCTTCATTCAGATAGAATGAAGTAGAGATGTTCTCCTTCCTTTTCGATGACAGTATAGCTTGCCGGCAGACCATATAAAAGTCTTTATCGATGATCGCCGCATCGATATTGGCTTGTTGTTTGATGATCGCTGCGAGATCTTCTTGATAGGAGAGGAGTGCCCGGTTATATTCGCTTGCCGGTATATTGAGTGGCAAGGACTGCTCTCCATACGTATTAAAAAAAGGATTCGGCCTTTCTATTTCGATCGCTGTGTCTGGAGTCAGCTGATATGGTTTACCAGCCGCGATATGTATTATTTTCATTTGCTCCCTATATTTCTTGATTTATTTCTTAAGTTTTGTTGTTCCTCAAGTTCGGTAAGGACTACCGTAGCATGTATGCCGGCACTAAGTGTGTCATTGAGTTGCTTCGCAGCTTTTTCCAATCCGGATGTGTCACCTGGTACCGACGTTGGTATGCTACGATTGTCGCTTATGCTTCCCCCGCTGGAACGGCCTGATACTTTGCTTTGTATTACTTTATTGAAGTCAAGCGTTTTGATGCGTCCCGCTTGTTGTGCCTGGTCAAGAACGGACAGGAAAGGAGCTACCGTAGGGTTGGTAACGGCTGCATTGCTGGCTATCCATTCTTTCGACTCTTTACCTTCGCCAACAATAACTGTAGGCTTATCAACGAACCCTCTTTTATCCGGATCATATTTTGCGTTGAAAATCTTTCCATCTTGTTCGCGCTCCACCAAAATGCTACCACCACTTTCACGGCCGATAGCAACACGCGACACAGATGATCCTGAAGAAGTGGATCCGACGGTCATATGCTTTACTTTATCACGTTCGGCTTTCGCGGATTTTAGTTGCATTAGTCCTGTGACGGTAAGGAAGGCTGCAGATATCGCCCCACCGATAGGTCCAAGATCTGCGAAGGCTTTCATGATACTGACTGCCGTGTCGGCTATGATCTGTGAGCATTTCACTGCAAAATTGATGTCTGCATATTTTTTCTGAACGGCTAGCTTTTTAGCTTCTTTCTCATTCTCCAGCTTTTCTACTTGTTCAGAATTCCCTTGTGCTGCTGATATTTCGGCATCGTATTTAGCATCTATCTCATCTTCTTCAGACTGCTGCATAGCCTGGAATGCGTTAGAGAATAGATTTCCATAGTATTGAGCTTGTTGCTTATAAGACTCGGCACTGGCGGCTAGCTTTTGAGCTTCAGCTTCTTGATGAGTCAGAATGCCTTCTTTCTCATATTTATCTATTTCGGTGATCTGATTTTTAAGGACTTTTTGATACTCTTGAATACCATATTTTTGTCTAATTTCAAGGATCTTTTGTTGATGGTCCTGCTCGAGTTTCTCACTTGCATTTTTATAGGCAGCATCCAAAGATGTTTGGTTCATCAAAGGAGCACCGGTTTTTGCGGCATTATCGTTATTTGATTTAATATAATCTTTTCCTGCGTTGTATGTTGAATTTAGAAAGGCCTTTTGTAATTTGTAATCCGTCTCGATCGAATTACTACCACCCATATCGTTAAGTTTATCGAGCGATTCTTTATAGCCGGCAGTTGTCTTTTTCACAATTTCCATTCGAGCGTTGGCTGCATCAGTATCTGCTTTGATTATTGCTTGATTGGCAGAGACGACGGTGTCTTTTTTCAGCTTTCCATTTTTCAGCTCTTCCGCGTTTACCAATTCGAGATAATTCTTTTGAACTTGCAGTCGGCATTCAGCTGCTGCTGATTCTATAGAAAGAAGCTGATTGTCGTGTTCTTCCTGGGTGATCAGTCCATTGGCGAGTTTATTATCGTTCAGCGCTGTTTGGCTGCTTGTCTCTTCTTCTACATTTTTCAGATCTTCTTCTCTGTATTTTTGTAAAAGAGCAATTTTGTTTTTATCAACATCCGTCTCTGCTTGAGCTTGTTTTGTTTCGGCTTCGACCAATTCTTTGTTATAGGCCGCACGTTTTTTAATATCTTTAGTCGATGCGAGATAAGACTGGAGATGAGCTATTCGATTTTTGTAATATTCTATATCGCTTTGTGATGTCGAGATGTTTATTTGCTCTTCCATCAGTTCCCGGTCTTGCCCATACTTCTTGATCGCGTTTAGCTGTTTTTCGTGGGACGATTGCATGTTCTCGAGTTCAATCTGATTTGGATCCACTGTGTTTTTCTTATTCTTCTTATTTTTAGTAGGTGACGTATCGAACAGTGACAATTCGTCCTTAGGAGTAGTAGGTACGGCTTCATTTGCTGCTCCAGCCATCTGATCAAGTTTTTTCCTTGCATTCTCTTGCCACCTTTCAAAGACTTTAATGCTGCCTTCCGTTTGAGTCAATTTTTTCTGAGTATCATCTATAGTCCTCTGGTATGCATTAGACTGGCTATAGTCTTTACCTCCCCCAACAACGACAGCTCCGGCAGAACTGTTCATCACTGCCGCATTTTTTGAAGGAGTCTTGTTCTCGATGCCTCGGCGTATTTTGTGCATCGTTTTGTAGCGATTAAGAGTCTCCTGTTGCATCTCCTGATCAGTATACAGCTTTTTTAGCTGATCTCCTGATGCTTCCAATATTAGTTTTGCACGGAGTTGTCGCAAATAGCTTTTTAAGGCACCGGTGTTATCATTGATCAATTTCCCCTCTTTGGTCAGTGTAGCGTGATAGCCCGGAGCTATCTTCTTTAGCTCCGTCAAAGCATTATAACGTTCCTGATATGATAATCCGGAATCGTGTACGGTCTTTGACAATTGTTCGACAGTCGCTTTTTCTTCAGCATACTTTTTATTGATTTCTCCACTCACACGCATTGCATCTTTTTGTGCCTGAGTGAGTTCTTTATTCTTAGTTGAAAAATAGATGAGTGCAGCCCCTGCTGCTATTATGGCTGTCGCGAGTAGTATCCATGGATTGGCTTTTGAAATGGCCGTAAAAGCGATCCACGCTTCTTTGGCTTTCTGAATATGACCGGTCAATAGCATCATTGCAGCCCTAAGCAGCAGCATGGTGGACGTAAGGAGCGTACCAGCTACGGAAGATGCCGCTTCTGTCGTTGTGAAGGCTTTTTGAGCTATACTTGCTTCTGTTGTACGGAGTGCTGCTAATTTGGTCGCCGCGGATAAGGCATTGGTATATATCGTCCGAATAACAAGTATTTTATTACCGGAAGAAACGAGCATGTTGTGATACCCCATATACATATTATGTATCTTCATGGCAGCATTGTATAGTCCATACGCAACAGTTACGACTCCAAGTGCTCCTGCTACAATTAGTAATCCTTTTCGATGTTCGCTGGCCCATACCAATTCTTTGGCAGACCAGACAAGGATTTGTTGTGTCAATGCTACATATTGGGCTTTGATAGGACGTAGCTGATCTCCTAGTTTTACTTGTTCGTTGGCAAGCTCTGCCGTTCGTTTCTTAGCGGCATCGGCGGCAGACACGTAATCGCCCCCGGCTTTTTGTATTTGCTGATCTATCGTTTCGTTGAGCCCGAGAATATAGTTGCCGTTTGTTTTTATGTTATTCTTCAGCTCCGTGACGTTAAGTCCTAAAGCGGCAAGTTTTTTAGTCGACTGTTTTCCGATGCCTGTAATGATAGCATCGGCCAGTTCGTTAAAGTCGCGTCCTGTCTGATTGGCGCGTAGATGGGCGAACTCCAGATATTTTGAAAGATTTTGCAACGGTATACTGAAGGTGTGAGCCAGATTGACCTTTTGCATAAGCTCGACATCGGTCATTGTTCCATGAACCGTTTTGCGCAGATTGTCGAGGAGCCCCGGCTCGTTAAGTCTTGCGAAAGCTTTTTTTATACCATCCGCTTTTGCCGAAACGCCGACGGCTTCGTTTGCAAACGATTTCATTTTTGTGATGTACCTGTCGAACAGAAGTGCTGCCTGATTTCCTGCTACATTCCCGATCACATTGAAGACGTTGAACTTTTTGTACGAATCGGATAGCATTGATGACACTTTTCTCCCGGATAATGTAAGATTGTCCATTTGTGCACGTGTCTTTTGCAAGTCTGCATTTAGCTTTTCCCATTCTTCCGGGTGCAGACTTTTTGATGTATAGTCAAGTTGTTTTTGCAGGTCTTTTGCATGAGACTTCAATTGAGACATAGAAAGGTTCTCCAGCCCCATTTGCTTTGTGAGTTGCGCCATCTCTGATTTATTCTTCGAGATGGTATCACGATTTCTTTCCATCTCAGCGCTTAGCTGATGATATTGCTCAGAGTCTTTTTTGCCTGCAGCTTCTAGTTGTGTAAGTATGGTTTTCAGCTGCTTGTTTCGATCCGTAAGCTCGTAAGAACTTTGTTTGAGCTTATTCATTTCTTTCTCCGCTCCGGAAGCATCGAGAGAAAGAATCCACTTTATTTCATCTTCAGAAAGTTTTTTGCCCATATCGGTATATCTTTACTTTTTACAGTAAAAATAGCCGGTATGGGCAAAATATTAAAGTACAAATACGTTGTGCTAACTCCACATCATAGCAATAACGGGGACTGCTAAGAATGGAGTTATGATCACAGATAAAAGATAAGCGCATTTGGCTTTATCTCCGTGCCATTGATAAGGGACCAAGAAAAATGCTAATATCAAATTGGCTACGATCCAAATAAGGGCTACACCAAATATCGTTAATAAGAAATCCATATCTTTTCTTTTTTTGTGCTAAGATAAACAAATATGACTTTACATAAAAGGATCATGCGTATTATTTCGCTACAAAACTGGATAAATCCATTCTGATCGCTCGGATGTCGCGAAGCATGGATATCAGTTTCGCCATGTCTATATCAACAACGGATAGCACGTTTTCGTTTAAAAAATATCCACTGACTTCGTCCAATAGTTTGATATAATATTGTGCGAGCTCTCCATCGTCTTCTTGGTACCGGGAAATCGTTTCTTGTAACTTCTCCGGCAGATTGATATTAATCTTTCTCTCCATCTTCGTCATCCTCCTTTTCTTTTGGTTTCCCATATTGATTGAATATGCATATCACATCTTCATTACCATATCTAAGATAGATGGAGTTGATGTCGTTATAGTATGATGTCTGAGAGTATTTATCAATTTTCATGTTTCCGGTGCCGGATTTGAATACAGAGGACTTGAGTGTGTTAAAGTTGTCTGATATCTTATCGTATGATTCTTCGAATGTCAGACATTTTTGTGCGCATTCTTCAAAGCATTTTTTCATTTCTTCGAAAGCTCGATTAGGGGCTTTGCGTTGGTCTACATATTCGATGATTTTTCCTTCGTGGGATATATTAAGAAGACTCATTTGTTACCTCCTCTCTTTGCTTTATATACGCACCAAGCAAAAGCAGGTATAACGTATGGTATTATCAGACTGATGGCAAGTGTGTATACGGACAAAGAATTGAAGGCATCGCTTTTAGTCTTTATCTTGAATTCCTCTGGCACATAACGATTGTAAAATTTGATAATCTCGGCACGGACAAGGTGCCAGTTGATTCTTTTAGCTCTCTTGGCTGGAGCTGGGAGAAGGAGCATTCCCATTTGATTTGTTTTCATAATCACGTAAGTTTTGCATTTTAGACAGAAAGACGGCTGCCATTCCCCGTCGCAAAACTCACGTGTATCTACCCCGAAGAGCAAAAAAACACAAGGAAGGCAGCCGCTATAATTTAGGCTGTGGGCATAAAAAAAGCCCAAACTTATATGTCAGAGCTGTAACCGCGCCCTATCGGAATAGACTAACTATCGTGAGTTTTGCTGGGACAAATATCGAAAGAATATTTGAGACAGCAAAGGGAAAGGGGAATTATTTATATAAATCATCTTGATATTTTGTTGTTCCACAACTGTGAATAAGTCGTCTCACATATATGGAACGATAGAATGTTAATTATAATTTTCTATTATAGATTGAGTATCGTTCTCAATTCTTCTTCTTCAATAATACGTATATTCTTACCTGCCTGTTGTAGGTCGTGTATCTTTTGTATCTTAACAGGTCCAGCATCTATACCCATTACTACTATCTCGGTCTTACCAGATATAGTATGTCTAATCAGGCCACCTTTGGAGGCTATAACATCTTCAAGATCATCTCTATTTAGGCATCCGAATACACCGGTGATGACAACTGCCTTGGCACAAAAGATATTGCAATCAGAGCATTCTGCTTTATCTACACTTTCCTGATCTGATTCTTTCTTTCCACCTTTTCTCACCTTAATCAACGATTCGTACAGTTTGTCTCCATTGCAGATGTGGACGAATATATCTCCACACATCTTGGCATCGTTTATGGCATCATGATGACCATTCATTTTGACGCCATATCCCTGGGATGCTTCAACTAGAGCCAATCCGGTTAACTGATAAGTGCAGAAACATTCTTTGATGTTTAAATCTTCGATATCATACAACGCTGCAGTTGAAGTAAGTACTGACATATCGAATGGAGCATTATGAGCTACAATGATTTTATCATTGATATATGGTTTGATATTTGGCCATTGTTCCATGAATGTTTCAGCATTTGCTGTCGTCTTTGCCGACATACCATGTATCTTGGTATTTATCTGACTGTATTCATTAGATGGTGGTTGTATAAGAAAGCTCTTTTCTTCTATACACGCTCCGTTTTTATATACTGCGACTCCCAGCTGGCAAGCTGAATTTCTGGCTCCTGTTGCAGTTTCAAAGTCAATAGCTACAAACTCTTTGATACCTCTCGGACTACGACATGAAGGATAAATGTTATCAAAATTGGTAGCGGAATGTGGAATATCAGGAATTTTCTCTTCCTTTGGTAGATCAACTTTCGGAATTACAGTAGGTGTTTCCGACTTCTTTTTGCTTTTGGCATTCTCTCTGATTCTGTATATTGCTATAATCACTATATAGGCAATAACAATGTAAATAATTATTTTTATCATTCCTTCAGTTTTATTCCTTCAACTGCTTGTTCGTCTTTACTTACTTCTTTTACAAGAATGTAGTGATACACTGTCTCTCTACTCATGCCTTGGGTTTCTGCTATAGCATACGCTTGTACGAAGTTCCAGCCCAATTTTGAAAAGTAGTTAACAGCATCCATCATGGAATTGAACTCGATTTTTTCATTCTGATCGTTAACCAAAACTCTATTTTTAGAACTCCATTGCTTGGAGGTCTGCCCCATATCAACTTCCACTTTACTGATTTTGGAACCCGAAAGGTTACCCGTTCCAACGATTTCACAATATACTTTGTGAGGTGCTTGACAGAAACCTACAACACTGATTAGCAGCATAGCTGCAATAAATAAAACTTTTTTTATGAATTTATTTGTTTAGTTAGATAGTTCAAAAATAATAAATATTATTGAGACGGTAGAATATTTGGAACAGTAAAGGAAAAGGGGAGAAAATTTTATTTCTATGCAAACGGGAGGTCCGATTTCTCACATTCGCAATTTATCCCTTCATGTATTAGCGCTTCTTTAAAAATTTCGAAACCTTCTGCTTTAGGTCCAAAAATCACTTTGTTACAAGTATTATCTATTTTCTGATAATTTATATACATTCGAGAACAGTCTGAATTAAAATGTACTTCTTGTTTCTCCTTTTCTTTTTGGGCATCTTTAATCATGTCTTTTATACAAATCATTCTGCATTCTTGCTCTTCTTTAAATGCTGAATGTTTTACTAAATAACTTAACGTTAAGAATAAATTATTGATAATATTTTTATCTAATTTTTCTTTGCCTACTTTTTGCATCTCCTCATCGATAGCGTCTAATAGCTTTTTTATTATCTCCAGATCGTTTGTCGTATCTTCGTTATCAGGACTTCCTATTGCAACCACCTCTTTTTCTTCTGGATCAATATACAAGCATCTGAAAATTGGACATCGTTTATCTATAGCTATTCCATTATATTCTTTTATCTCTTCTTTTTGTTTTCCCGGCATAATATTTATACCCATCTCTGGATTATAAAAAAGGTTATTGAAAACGATGCTAACTCCTGTGGCTTCTTTTGAGTTCTCTTTCCCATACAATCGAAACTGGTTTAGGCTTTCTTCATTAAAACTAAAACAAGCTATAAAGGCTTGAAAATTATTTGTGCTAGTTGATGCATTCGTATTTGTTTCATTTATTGTATTGTCAATGTCAAAATATCTTAGTATGGCTCTTCCTTCACTAGGGTCATTCGTGGTGGATACTGAATTAAGACGGAAAGGTGATTCTTTTAAAATTAATTGAGAAGCTATTTGCCGAGTTGTATAATGTGCAAAGGAATATTTTTTATCTTCTTTTAGAAGTAAATAATAAATTATTTTTAAGATCGATAGATATATCTCTTTATAAGAAGTAACTAATTTCTTATTATCCTTTATTGGAGCTATGATGTTATTAAATCGATAATCTTCGTTTTTATTAATTAGTAAAGGTATGACACAATTTAGTTGTTTTATATCTTTACAACAGGCTAGAACTTCAATAGTATCATCGTCTGCATTATGAAAATACTCGACTCCTTCTTTATTTTTAGCAGCACGAAGACTATTTTTTCCCATAATATGATATATGTATTTTTTGAAACTTGGAGATATCTTATCTTCGAATTCTAGATATTTGGAAAAGGCTCTATTGCTATTGCCAAATTCTTCTTCAATTGATAGGGTAATGCCCTTATTATAATAAAAAATAGAAATCTTTGGATTCAATTTAATTGCTGTTGTGTAATCCTTTATGGCTTCTTTATATTTTTCCTGGTATTTATGAGCGTTGCCTCTGTTATTGTAAGGGCCAGGGAGTTTTGGATTTAGTTCGATTGCTTTTGTGTAACCTTTGATAGCTTCTTCATAATTTTTTAGGCAATAATAGACATTGCCTCTATTATTGTAAGGTTCAGGGAGTTTTGGATTTAGTTCGATTGCTTTTGTGTAATCTTCGATTGCTTCTTTATATTTCTTTAGATTATAATAGTTATCACCCCTGTTGTTATAGAGCTCAGCTATTTTAGAGTCTAATGAGATCGCTTTTGTGTAATCATTAATAGCATTTTCATATTGTTTCTGTTCAGAATATATATGTCCCCGACTATAGTATGCAAGAGTAAACTTTGGATTAAATATGATCGCTGTTGTGTAATCCTTGATTGCATCCTCATGTTTTCCCTGCTCAGAATAGCAATTTCCTCTATCATTATAGGCACTAGCAAAACGAGAGTCCAATTGGATCGCTTTTGTGTAATCCTTGATTGCATCGTTATATTGTTTCTGCTTATAATAGCAATTTCCTCTGTCTTTATAGGCTTCCACAGAATGTGAATCCAGTTGGATTGCCCTTGTGTAATCTTTGATTGCATCGCCATATTGCTCTTGCTTATAATAACAATCTCCTCTACCTTTATAGGCTTCCGCAGAATAAGAGTCTAGTTGGATTGCCCTTGTGTAATCCTTGATTGCTTTTTTATCTCTTTTTTGATGATGATAAGCATAGCCTCTATAGCTATAGACAAAAGCAAAATTTAAGTCTAATTTGATCGCTGTCGTATAATCATTAATGGCGTCTTCATATTCTTCCTGTTTAGAATAACATTTCCCTCTTCCATAATAGGCTTCTGCATAACGAGAATCTAATTTGATCGCTGTTGTATAATCATTAATGGCGTCTTCATATTCTCCCTGTTCAAAATAGCAATTCCCTCTACCATTATAGGCTTCTGTAAAACGAGAATCTAGTTGGATCGCTGCTGTGTAATCCTTGATTGCATCGCTATATTGTTTCTGCATATAATAGCAATTTCCTCTACCATTATAAGCTTTTGCAGAACTAGAGTCCAGTTGGATTACCATGTCGTAATCTTCGACGGCCTCTTCATATCTTTTCAAGGAATCATAGGCATTACCTCTATCATAGTAAGCATCTATATAGCCAGGTTTTAGTTTGATTGCTTTGCTATAATCATTTATTGCTTCTTGATACTTTTCTTGAAAATAAAAGGAAATACCTCTTTTATAAAATCCTTCAGCGTTATTAGGTTCGGGTTCGTTATTCATGATAATTAGTAATTAAAATTGATGCAAATATATAAACAAATATACAGAATGGTATTTTATAGAGCGTCTTTTTTACAGATGTAAAAATTTGTGGTACTTATTGCTAAGAACAAAATTAAAAAAGAGGAACAATCGACGTGCGATGTTCCTCTTCTCAAACTGCGGTAAAGTGTTCAATTAAACCAGCGTCTATGTCAGAATTTCACAACACCGAGTTTATTTACGATGTCATCGAATTTCTGTTATTGTTGTTGGGTTTGATTTCTGAAATACTTATTGGTAATTAAGTGGTTGAAATGAAGATGCATTTATTTAAGCGTTATATTTTTAGTAGTAAAGACTTAGATTAGGGTTTTGCTAAAGTCTTTTTTACAGAGTGACCATTTGACGTTAGCTAATTTGGCTCCACTTTGTTTAAGAAAGCCTTCCATGTCGGAACTGATAAATGCTTCTTTCAAATTCACGTCTCTTAGAATAGCCTTTTCCATATGAACTGCTTCCAAATAAGCTCCTTCCATGTTAGCTTTGCTCAAGAGAGTATCTTCTAAATGAGCTGCAAATAAAAAAGTTTCTTTCAAATTCGCATTCTTCAAATTCGCACTTTTTAGATTCGCTTCTTGCAAATGGGCATATCTTAAACTTGCGTTCTCTAAATTCGCTCCTTCTAAATTTGTTCCTCCCAGGTCGGCTGTATAGGCTGAAAAAATACTATTACTGCCGTCTCTAGTTTTAAACAATAAATTTAATATTGTCTGTACTTCATTCGATACTGTTGGATGCTTCTTTAAATACTCCTCAGAAGTAGTAAGCGTCCTGATATGAGAACATAGAATGTCAAATACAGACTTCGAAAATTCATCTGGAAAATCTTTCGCTAGAAAGCATAAACTATAAGCCGCTCCGGTTCTGGCTGATTCATTGTCATTGCCTAATAATTCAATTCCTTTAGAAAATCGACTATCACGTTGCAATTTACTTTGTAGGTCAATTTGTGCCTGTTGTTTTTCAAGTTGTTCCTCTTGGTTTTGTAATTGTTTATTTTGATTTTCTAATTGTCGGTCTTGGTTCTTCGTCCTCTTTTGGTTCTGGTATATATTAAATGCAATACCTATTGCTCCAAATAAAGCTATCCATACCGTGAAGAAATCCTTTCGATCGGATATCCCGAGAGTGTATAGGTCGCCGAAATATAATGAGGTACTATAATTAATAAAGACACCTATAAAAGGGCTAAAAAAAAGGACAACAATGATACAAACCCATCCTTTAAATGATGGCTTTAATTTGGATAGGATGGTAGACATTGTTTTCATGTATTGAAATTTAAAGTCAAATGTAGAGGAAATTTATTTCTTATCAAAACTCAAAACGAAAATTTTACAATGAAGTGGTATTTAATGAAGAAGAGGAACAATCAACGTACGATGTTCCTCTTTTCAAACGGCTTAAATAGCTTAATTAGATCGGCGTATTAATTACGCTCTCTTATTTTGTTTTTTCCGTTAAGTCTTTTAATAACTTTATAAATTTATCCTCTTTATCTTTATCAACCTTAAAAGGCGAAACAAACCATGTAGGATAACCTCTTGATACAGGATTACCTATGCATTGCTTTTTCCCTTCAACTTTGTCAGGATCTTCATATTCAGCAGAAGATATATTCCATCTCATAGCATAACTTTCATCGCCATCGTCATATTTGACAATAGCAATTGAATAGCTCGGATCATCTTTGCCGTCATACAATACTCGTACTAATTCAATGTGATTTCTTGGGGATGTCACATCTTCTGGTTTTACATAAATCATTTTGTTCATGGTAGTTATTTTATGTTCTACAAAAAATCATTTAAATATAAGGTCTTTTTTGGAGATAAACCAATTTTTTTAATGCGATGTTGATTCAGTCATTAGTAACTCATGCTTTGGTATATTAATATTATCAGAAAAAATCATGTATTCTTTTCCTTTACCTACGGTTTGAGCACAATAATTTAAATAGTATTCTTCTATTCTATATTTGTTATATAAATTAGAAATAAATGGGACATAGTCATAAGTTACTACCCATTTTTGATTTTCAATTTGTGAAATAGCTTTATATAAATTTTCATGATCTTGTTCATTATAAAAGTTCATGTAAAGTCCTTTCCCTTTAACATAATATGGAGGATCAAAGTAAAATAGAGTATTATCCGGCAAGATATTTTTTTGTTCTGATATTAGATCTGCCGCATCGATATTATATAAATCTATGTCTTTAGCGTATTCAGATATTTTGCGAATTCTAGATATTAAATTTTCTTTATTAAATCTAGCATCAATTTTATACGTCCCTTTTTGTTCATATCCCCCTATAATTCCACCTTTAATAATACCTGATCGATTAGTTCTATTCAAAAAAAATGTTGAAAATCCGAGAGTTAGTAAGTCTACATCGTCTTTATGCTTTTGTATCTCTTGTTGTTCTTTCCAACAATTAACGTCAATAGGCGTATCCTTTATCATTTTGCATAAGCTATCGGTGTTGTGAATAACAGAATACCAAAATGCATATATGGATTTATCTTTGTCATTAATCACTATCTTATTCACTATTTCATTAAATAGAAGATACAAGGCTACTGAACCACCACCGACGTATGGCTCAACATAAACTCCACCTTTCAGATTGTTATAGTCTAAAAGATAAGAAAAAAAGTTTGAAGTTTTGCCTTTTCCTCCTGGGTATCTTAACGGTGAATAGAATTTCATTATCAAAACGTTTCTACAAATTTATGAAATTCATTTGGGAGAATAAAACTAATTACGATATTTTTGTAAAATGCATGAATTCCATCTCCTTATCTTATCTATCAATTCCTCAGGTAAATTACTAGGTAAAAATTCCATTAATCTACATCTATCGAAAATGATGCCACCATCGCGTGCACGTTCTTCCCATTTTTCATTACCAATACCTGATATTGAATCTGTTATAAAAAAAAGGCGTATAGGATCTACGCATGGTGTTCCAGTTGAATATGATCCGAAAAAGCTAGAAGGTCTCATTTGAGTTAAAAAATTTTCCCAGTGTGTACCTGTTTTACATTGTCCCATTCCCATCAGCATCGGATCTCTTTTGTCGCTAAAAGGTTTCCATACAACGATATCGACTTTTCCATCATTTTGTTTTCCTGTGCTCCCTATGGGATCTTTAAATTCTCCTTTTATGTATAAATTCTCAAGTAATTGATTGATTTTACCTGAAAAAGTTCCACTAGATGATGTGCCTATAATCATTGCTTTTGAATTATCACCAAAATACGATTTTATTACATATTCAGAGAGTTCTTCAAATAACAAGGTCGCATCGATGCCTTCTTGGACTTTTTCATCTCTCATGTTATTTCGTGTAGCTAAGAGCAAATATGTATATATTATTTTAGATACATCATCAACATCTTTTGATTTTACGCTATTCCGACCAGGTTGAAAAGGATAACGACCGGCACTATTTAAATTTCTGTTTTTAATTTCGGACAAAGAAAGTACAAGCCTATTTAATATTTTATCATCTTCAGATTCTATACCCTCATTATTTAATTCATCGGATTCCATTGAAAGAATTTTTTTAGCCGATTCTATAGAATATGAATTTTCTTCATTAATTATACATTGTACTTCTAAAAAATCAGTTATACCAGAGATACTTTCCTCTATACTGGGTATATTACTCAACTTGTACATAAGCAGGCTATTCTGAAATTCTTTTTTTAGGATTTGATCCATTTTTCTCACTATATGCTCTCTCCATATTAGAATATAGCATATCAGCTGAATCTGCTATTGTTCCCGCTGATTTTAGCAGCTCTTCTTCTCCATTAAAATATGGTAATTTTGATAGTGCTTTTTGTATAGCAGTTTTTGCTTCTGTTAGTGATGTTGAAAAGACGTCAATACCATTTAGACTTAAATCATATGCTAATTCTAGATTTCCCTTAGCTCTTAAAGAAACAGTAGCTTCTTTATTTTGCAAAACT